TCTGAACCTTCTTGAATTCGATACCCGCCTGTCGAGCAGCTACCACATCAGGATGGCTATCAATCGTCTTCTGAACTGCCTTCTGTGGATTCTCAAAGAAATCTACTTCTGGCTCTTCCTCTCTAACATATTGCTGCTTAGAAGAAAGGTTCTGCTTAATTAGCTCGTCTGCAAGTTTCCGTACTTCGCCAACTTCTTGTGCCTGCTTTCCAATGAGCCTTTCGGCTTCTTGGTGCATCTTCACAATGTCCTCTAAACTTTTGTCCCTGTATTTATCAGGAAGTTCATGAACTTGCTGTTGCTTAGTCTCTTCAACTTCTAACTCGCCAAGCGTCTCATCTTCTTTGTCAATCAACATATCGTTTCCTTTTCCTGCCGTACTTTCGGTTGTAGGATATTAACGCGACACTTTCATGTTTGTGCGTTAGCTTTGCGCTCAGATTTTAGCTTGTCAGTGTGGCTTTTAGCAAATCTCCCATATGCAGAGGGGAAACTCCCAGACCATCCTTCCAACCTAAACGCTGGAGCAGAGAGTGCGCGAACAGCTAGTTCACCACACTCACATTGGATATTTACCACCTCATAAGTGGTAAATTTCTCAAACTTTTGCCCGCATTTGCAGGCGTAATCATACATTCTTTTCATTCAATTCCTCGTATGCAGTCTCACTGGCCTCTTTCAAGGTTTTCAGCCAAGTAAGAATTGAAAGCTCACCTTTTTTGAATTGTAGGTCTTTTTCGTCAGAAACTGTTGCAATGTTGTTTATTGAAGCAATAATTTTATCAACGTCTTCAATTAAGTCTTTCCAACCATCCATTGAGAAAATGTTGAACCTATTCTCGTAGTATTTCTGAAGTTCAGGTGTCATTGGTTACGCGCTCCAAGGTGTGCCAGCGGCGGTTACGGGGTTTTTCAGCAGTGCAATTTGTGCGGTAAGGTTGGTTTCAACAGCAGTCTTGTCCACGCCGTTGGCCCAGCACCAGTCCAGCACTTCCTGCATCGTCACGCTGGCATAGGGAATGGATGGCGTAGCAGAAGCAAAGCTGCAAGACCCGTAAGTGTTAGCGGTGTATGTGCCATCAACAGCGACTGCTGTCCAGTGCGCGGTGGTGATAAATCCGTCTGCCACTAGGTAGTGAGTTTGTACGATGTTCCAAGTTGTAGTCATGGTAAATCCTTATTTAGATTCAAGTGCCGCAATGCGGGCTGTCAGAGAGGTGATGAGGGCTTGCTGTTCTTGGATGGCGGCAGTCAATGTGGCTACCAAGAAGCTGGTGTCAATGCCTTGTGGCTTGATTCTTGTTTGTTCGTTGCCATCTTCGTCTGTATAAGTTTCTACAGCATCTTTCTCGCCAGTTACGCAATCAGGCACAACCTCTGCAAGTTCGTGGGCAATAAATCCTTGACCATCAGAACCATCGACTTTCCATTTATATGTCACAGGTTTGAGCAACGCTACCTTTGACAAACCGCCAGTCATAGGCGTAATGTTTTCTTTAAGTCGATAGTCTGACGATGTTACATAGGATGTATTGCTTGCATCCGTGTTAATACGCCCTACATTTGTACCGTTTGTTCTAAAGTAAATTGCATCTTGATTTCCCGAAACTGTGTTGTTTATATCAACGCCACGAACCGCACCACCATTGTATGCAATGTTTAATTGGGTATCAGCATATGTTGTGTTGATAGAAACTCGACCTGCGCTAGAGATACGCATCCGTTCATCACCGTTATATCCAATAGTAAAAGCACTTCCACTTGTTAAATTACGAATGTCGTAAAAATTATTGGAGTTATTTGTCATGCGGAACAAAACATCATTTGCAGATGAATTGCTCATTTTTAATGTTACGCCACCCCCTGATGCGTTAATTGCCGCTACGTCAGATGAGTGGTCAACTTGAAACTTCACCGATGGCGAACTAGTCCCAATCCCCACATTATTGCTTGTGTCAATGGTTAAAGCCGTTCCTCCTACACCAAATCGTAAAGATTTAAGTGTTTCAGTTCCCCCTTTTTCGGAATTAACAAAAAAACCAGTTCCATCAGAGCCAATACGAATTTGATTGTAATTTGTCTGTAAATCGCTCGTAGCGGATATGCAAAAATCAGCCAACCCGCCACTACCGTTTGGTGCAACAGCAACTATTGACCGTTGGTTTGTCGTTGCCGACCGTAATACCATTGCGTGTTGACTAGCCACATGGGATGTAGCAGAAGAAATTTGGTCGCTGCTTATGGTCACGTTACCGCTGGAGTCAATACGCATAGCCTCCGCACCGCCTTCAGAAAAAGCAATGGTGTCAGCAGCGGGAAAGAAGATGCCCGTGTCGGTGTCGCCTGATGTAGTGATGGCTGGGGCTGCTGCCGTTCCAGCTTGTACGGTTGTAACACCTGTAGCCGACAAAGTAGTAAATGCGCCAGTAGACGGTGTAGTTGCTCCTACAGTGCCGTTCATTACAGCACCTGTTAGAGTCTTGTTGGTCAGCGTATCAGTAGTCGCTTTGCCAACCAGGGTATCTGTAGCTGCTGGTAGAGTGATGGTTGTAGTTCCAGCAACAGCAGTAGCCTGCAATGTGGTAGTGCCTGACGTTGACCCAGAGATGTCAATTGCATTCGGTTTAAGCGTGACTGTAGTTGCCATGATTCGTCCTATTAAGGTGTGTTATTCGCGGAGATGTCGGAAAGCGCAGTAATCACTCCAGCAGAAGTCATGGATGCGATTGTAGTAGCACCATACTTAAACAGCAACTTCCCGCCTGACTCAACAATAGAAAAGTTTGTTGTTGCAACAGAGCCTGCGCTGCCTGTAGTGCTTTGGTTCAATGTTGGCACATCCCCAGCCTGGATGGTGTTCATCACCACATTTGTGCCATTGCCACGCAGATAAGAGCCGCTAGTCACTGCTCCAGCAAAAGCATTAATAGCCAACTGTGCGGTAGTCTGCCCAGAGCCACCATTAGCCAATGCAACTGTCCCTGTCACATTGGAGGCCGTGCCAGTGGTGTTCTGATTAAAAGTAGGAAAGCTCGTTAAAGATGCGGCAGAACCATTAGGAGCTAGGACATCAGTCCCAATTACCAATCCTAAGTTTGTTCTTGCGCCTGAAGTAGTAGAAGAACCTGTTCCACCATCTGCCACAGCTAAATCTGTAATGCCAGTGATAGAGCCACCTGTGATAGCTACAGATGATGCCGCTTGCGTAGCCATCGTACCCAAGCCGCTGATGTCTGTAGTGCTTAGTGTTACAGCACCAGTACGACCAGCTACTGAACTTACGAGGTCGGTGTTGTCAACCTTCTCCCAAGCAGAACCATTAAATATTGCCCAATCACCTTGTGTCCATGTAGTGATGCCATTCAGGTTGGTTGTTCCTGTGGTAGAGACAACATAGTAGTCTCCCTTTGTGCCAACGCTAGAGACAAGAGTAGGTGTATTAGTTGATGCGTTCCAAGTGCCTTCATAGTTCACGAATCCAGCCATAGCTGTAATCTGTGCTTGCAGGCTTGCAATAGAGTCCAGAACAGACTGAGAAGTGCCACCACCATTGGTAATGACCTTAATCTTCTCTGCAACATCAAGTGGCACGACTTCACCAGCATTGATTTCTGTGCCGTTGCTAAGAACAATGGTCAAGCTGCCATCAAAGTCAACAAATGCGTTTGCAACGCTTACGCCATCAGTACCATCCGCACCATCTACGCCATTTGCACCCATTGGCCCAGTAGCGCCATCTTTTCCATCGCGCCCAGCTACGCCATCCTTTCCATTGCGCCCGTCTTTTCCGTCCTTGCCATTGGAAAGTGAGTTAGCTTTGGACTGAATCGTGCTATTTAGCTCATCAAAACGTGCCTCAAGGTCTGTCTTAATTTTCTTCAAGCCCTTGATGACAACTTCTACGCTTTTGCCAATGTTCTCGCTACGAGCTTGGCTAACTTTCTGAGATGCAGAATTTTGCAACGCAACAGCCATTGCCATCTGCTCTTCAGCAGACATCTTGCTTACTTCATCAAGAATGCTCATTACTGCATTTCCGTGGTGATGCGGTTTAAGAAGTCTTGTTCCATTGTTGAGCGTTTATCTTGCATCTGCAACTCAACAATCTTGGACTTGTTCTTGATGTCTGCCTCTTTAAGCATCAATTCAGCAATTTTTACCCGCTTATCGAACTCAACTTGATTGGCATCAGACTGCTGAGGCAGATTCTTGGTAGCAGCAGCCAATGCACGAGTCTGTATTTCTTGCGGCATAAGCTGGGCTTCCGTATTGAGCTTGTTAGCCTCTGCACGATTCTGCTCTGCTTGTGTCGTATTGACCGCAATCTGCGCCTGAGCAGCTTGAAGAGCCAGTTGCGTCTTCATTTGCTCCATTTGCTGTGCTTGCGGGTCAGCTTGACTCATTTGCTCAAGGGCCGCAATCATCTCAAAACGATTACTTAGGCTGGAATTCTGGATGATACCCTTCAAAATGATAGGCAGAACAGGTGTATTCGGGCCAAGAGTCTGTAGCAAGCCAATGAACTGCTGTTGCTCATGCTCACGGGCAATGATTCCCAGCGTAGCAGTCGGCAAAAAGTTCATGTCCACAGAGGGATAGCGCTCTGGGTCAAACTGCATGAAGCGGAAAGCCGCCTTGTTGATAAACGGGATAAGGAAATCCTCTTGGAAGTTCACCAAAGTGCGCTTGTACCGCTTAATGATGGACGCAACAGCCATCGACATACCGCCTTGGCCCATGTCACGCGCACCATTGGATACCATTCCCTGCGAATCCAGCGTTCCAGTGCTTTGTAGCAACATACGTTCAAAGTCTTTGGCAGTGGCTAGGTTAGTACCATCTGTGTTACCAAACTTGAACGGCATCAAAATCTCTGATGGGTTGCCGTTTGTCAGGAAAGCCTTTCCAGGCTTCACCTCAAACTTTGCTCCACGGGGCAGACGGGTGGCATCGACCGCAATCATGGGTGATGTCGTTAATGCCAACGAGTCCAAGTGACTGCGAACCTGTGCGTCAATAGCTTTCTGCATATTGAACGCTTTTTCCACAGTGCCACGACCCAGCAGACGATTCGGAACCGTATCATCTTGATAGGCCAAGACGGGACGGTCTTTCATCATGTACGGGTTTTCTTCTGCTTTGAGCAGCAACCCATTGTTCGCAATGACTACGATTGCCTCTACCATGTCTTGGTATTCTTCGGCAACAGAGTCTTCAGGGAACAGGACTTCAACTTCCTCGTTTACCTTCTTCAGGTACTCTCGCGGAACCAGACCGTAGTAGGTCAGCAGCAGCACTTTTTCATCTTGGTACTGCACAACTTCTTGAGTTGGCTCAAGGTCTGTGTCATCATAGGTCGGCGTGATGTTTACCTTGCGGTAGATGCCACGCTCAATGCCACGCACGACTTTGTGTATAGATACATACTTCTCAATGGCAACGCCCATGCAGTCATCAACCGATGTCCCGTTCGGGTCAAAAAGGAAGTTTTTAGGGTTAACAGGGACAATCTTTACCCCAACGCGCTCTTTTTCGATAACGCCAATGGCAGCTTGCTCTGGTTGACCTGGAATCGGCTGCGTAGAAGGGATGAACTCCTTTTCCATGCTGACAACGATTTCACCAATGCCAGTGCCATAGATTTCAGCCATTAGCTCAATCTGGTCAATGGACTTGCGAATTTTGTCTTTCTTGAAGTCTTCCATCATCTGCGCCTTGAGCGCAGCAACATCTAGTGGAGTGCCGTTTACATCCTTGATGTCATCCTCAATGTCAAAAAACTCACCTTGACCAAAGATGGCTTCCATGATTTCTGCATGGCGTGTCTCGACTGCTTGTTGGGTAGCTGGCGTTACGATTCGGCTGCGCTCAGACTCACGTGTTTTGTCTTCAGAAGCCCACTCGCCACGGAAGATACGCTCGTACTCTAGGTAGTCATCAAGGAAGTTGGTGTTACGATAATCACGCCAACGGTCACAGTGGTCAGTAATAAAAGCAATTAACTCCTTGTCTTCAGGAGTCGGCTCATCGTAATCGTTTTGGTCAAGTTTGTCAGTTGCCATAGTGCTGCTTTTGTAATTTTATGCGCCTAATGTCTTAGAGTTTTTTCCATTGCTCAAAAGACAGTGTTAAAGCGTTTGGGTCACCAGCTTCTTTTTCATGTTCATATTGAGCGCGGCTGTCGGTTTTTAAAACCATATTTTCTTTTCCACGACTTTCACGTTTTAACTCTGCTTCAGATTCTTTGTCTGATTTATCTTTTTTTCTTTCCATGTAGTATTTTCCCATTAACGCAGTGGCAGCAGCTACAGGGGCAACACCACCAGCTATGTCCATTGCGGTATTAAATTTGCTACCAGATGTTTTGTAACCTCCGCCGCTTCCGCCACCTTCAAGCAGTCGTTCTTTGCCAGTGCGTTTGTAGTCAAATCTGTCCATATCGTACTCCTAGCGGTTGAAAAAATGATGTTGTTGGCATAGCTACACCTTTAAATTCCTGAAATAACGTCCATCGGTTCCCATTCTTCATCGTCTTCATCCTGCTCATAGTAGGATGTTACGGCGAGTTGGTCAATGTATGCAAGACTATCTGGCAAGTCATCATGCACGCCTTGCGCTGGGAACATCAGAAGCTGGTCAATGAAGACATCCCAGTCCTTTTCCTTGTTCAGGATGATGCGCCCATGTTCAAAGCGTCCTTGGAGACTCCAGATAATTCTGTCCGTCTTTTTCCGATTGCCGTGGGTCAGGTCAACTATGTGGGAATATACATTATTTTTCCGCATCAAATCCGACAGATACGGCAAAACAGCGTTTTTTAACGCTCCTCGCTCAATTCCAACACTAATTGGGCGGTAATCCCGCATCTTCATCACGATTTTGGCAGCAGTTTCACGGATGTCCCACCGCCCGTGGTCAATCTCTTTGACAAACCATTTGCCGTCTTCAGTGACCTTAACGATGCAGATTGAGGTCTCGTCTAGTCGCTTTTTCGCGTTAGCAGCTTGTTTAGCCACTTCTTCAAAGCCTGCCAAGTCGATTGCAATGAAGTAACTACCGTGTTCAGGTTCAATGCCATATTTTATCCATTCACTCTTGAAGGTATCGCTACCAGCGTTATCAAAAGAAGCCAGGTACTCTTGCTTGAAAGCAAAACTACTCAGCGTTTTCTTAGCAGACTCAATCTCGTCAGGGTCAATCAGAGGATTGTCCTTAGTCGTGAAGTGCCAAGACTTCCAATCATTATCCTCTTCTTTTTGGCCTAGCTTAAACAAATCATAGAACCAGTTGCGCCCCTTGGGAGTGCCAATGAAGATAGCGCGGCCCTTCTTGTCTGACAGAGAAGCACGGATAACTTGCTCCCAGGCTTCGGGCTTGATGTCTGCAACCTCGTCCAGAACAGCGTAAGTCAAGCTCACACCGCGCAGCGTATCGGGTCTATCAGCGCCACGGACGTAAATCTTGGCCCCGTTAATC